GTCGATTCCCGTAACTTTTTTTCCCTACAGTTTTCAAAATAGATGGTGAGCATGTTTTGATCGCAGAAGCAGCATTGACCGAAGTCGAAAAAAGGCGGAAGCGTCAAAGCGAGCGAAGTAGAGAGCAATTCGCTAAAGCATCAGACATCGGCGAGATCCCGCCGGTGGTAAACATGACAAGACGTCGTGCTTGCAAGTACGATCTGCATCTTTTTGAGCAGACCTACTTTCCACACTCTACTGGACTCGCTCCATTCGGATCGGCACAAACCAACGTTCTTGAGCGAATCCAAGGAGCAATCACTGGATCTGGTCGCGTATTGAATTGCGAGCCGCGAGGGTTTGCCAAAAGTACCAAGTCCGAGAACGCGATCATCTGGGCAGCACTTTACGGCCATCGTTCCTATGCGGTGCTGTTCGGTGCAACTGGTGACGACGCATCGGACGCAATCGGCTCGATCAAGTCGGAGCTGCAAGAAAACGATCTTCTGATGGATGACTTTCCTGAGGTCTGCCATCCGATCAGAAAACTCGAGGGACGTCCGCAGCGGTGCCTGACGCAGACGCACAAGGGAAAACTGACGCACATAGGCTGGACAGCAGATGCGATCGTGTTGCCGACTATAGAAGGATCGCCAGCCAGCGGCAGCATCATTCGATCGAAAGGTTACACCGCAGCCAGTCGCGGGATGCGATTCAAACGACCAGATGGAAAGCAACTGCGTCCGGATCTTGTGATCATCGACGATCCACAGACCGACGAATCCGCAATGTCACCAACTCAGGTGGCAAAGCGAATGAACACGCTGCAAAAGTCGATACTGCGTCTTGGCGGTCACGGCCAGAAGGTCGCGGCTGTGATGAATGCAACCGTAATCGCAGATGGTGATATGGTCGATCAGTTGGCCGACCATAAACTGCACCCAGAGTGGCAGGCGGTTAGGGTCAAGATGCTCGAGGAAATGCCAAAAGCCATCGAGACACATTGGCTAACGAAATACAAGCAGATCCGTGACGACTACGATCCTGATGTGATAGGCGAGCAACGCAAAGCACACGAGCGAGCGACGCAGTATTACCTAGACAACCGCGAAGTGATGGACGAAGGTGCTCAGGTAGCCTGGCACTTTATACCGCTGGAAGATGGCGAGGTGTCAGCAATCCAGCACGCGATGAACATCCTATGCGACGATGGCGAGGACGTGTTTTCGTCGGAGTGCCAGAACGAGCCAAAGCGAACATCGGCAGCAGGCATCAGCCAAGTCAGAAAGAACGAAGTCCGCGAGCGGTTTAGCGGACTTGATCGGTATGTCATTCCGCACAACGCAGCAGCCGTCGTTGCACACTGCGACATCCATGATGCGATTCTGTATTGGTCTGTGGCGGCAATCAAAAATGACTTTACAGGGACGATCATCGACTATGGAACATTCCCAGAGCAACCGTTGCCGCACTTCTCGATGCACAATCTCAAGAAGAAGCTGCAAGACGTCACAAAAGCGGAAAGCTCCGAGGAGGCGATCGTTCTCGGTGTTCAGCATGTTGCAGACACGATCGGCTCGAAAGTTTACGCAACGCCGGATGGTGAGACTTTGCAACTTGCGGCAATGCTATTCGATATCGGATACAAGCCAGAGGAAGTTTCTAAAGGCATCAGACTGTCAAACTTTGGAAACGTCTGCTATGGATCTCGCGGTGTCGGTATAGGGCCGACAGAAAAGCCAATGCCCGAATACGATGTCAGCGCAAAAAAGATGCGTCGAGCTGGGCCGAATCCACAGCGGCCTCGCTGGTACATCCCACGAGAAAGCGTCAGCGGAGTGCCGATTATCAGATTCGACGCTAACTACTGGAAGTCACTCGCAGCGGCACGTTTGATGCAAAAACGGCAGACAGCAGGCGAGTGGACACTGTACGGAAACCATCGAGTCGATCATTCGCACTATTGCGATCATCTGGTGGCTGAGGAACCGATTCCGACAACCGCAAAAGGCAGGACAGTCGTTCAGTGGAAACAAAGACCTAACCAGGAAAACCACTGGTTCGATACGTTCGTCGGCTGCACTGTCGCAGCGTCTTTGATTGGTGTTCCGTTGCCTGGCGGCGCACAAACGCAACCCGTTTCACGTCCAAAACCAAAAGCACGTCGCTCGTTCGTCGATTTCTAAGGATTCTGAGATGGCAAAAGCGAAAAGGAAAACACACCAGCAGGCGTCGGGAGTAACGATTCCGACTAAGTGCCAGCGATGCGGAAGCACCAGGCGATCCAAATACAGCAACAGCCAAGTGCTAGGGCCAGGACGAACCTGGCGTGATGTGTCAAACATTCCATCCGGCACCCAGTACGTCAGTCTCACAAAATCACGATGCGTCTGCTTGAAGTGCGGCCAAGCTAGAGTCGATCAGCGATTTGAGTTCGACGAGGAAACTTTGTCCGCGTTGCGTACTCCTGAAATGTCTCAAATCGCAAAATATGGTTGACAATCTCCTGCATGTATACGCAGGAAGAACTCGAGACAAAGATTCGCACGCTGGATTCAGAAATCTCAGCGGGCATTGAAAGCGTCACGACCGATGGCACCAGCACGAAAGTGAACCTGGCGACCAAGAAGGCGGAGCGTGATCGCTACCTGCAAATGCTGCAAAGCCAGCGCAGCAAAAGACCAGCAACAGCACGCATCAACATCTGGGGTGGCTGATGGCCGGTCTGTTAAACCGTATTCAGTCGATGTTCGGCTACGATGCTCTCGAGCCGCAAGGACGTCGCAAAAAGATCAGCCGCGCGGTCTACCGCGAGGATTATCACACTCGAGGCAATAAGCATCGAGGATTGCAGGCCAGTTCTGCGGATCTAGTTCGCAATCTGTCGCTCGCCGGCTGGATGGTTCGCCGTCATCTGGATTATGTAGCTCAGTTTGAGTTCCACGGTAGGAACGAGGACGAAGCAATCAACCGGCAGATCGAAACGCTGATGGCGGAAGATTCGCGTCCGTCCAGGGCCGACATCTCTGGCCGGTTCACTCGCGAAAAGCTATTCCGGCTTGCCGAAGCTCGTCGAGTTCTCGATGGCGATACACTCCTGGTCAAACTCCGCGACGGTCGGATGCAGGGCATTCAGGCTGATCTGGTGCGTGATCCGAACCGCATCCCGCAGAACGAACAATGGATCAACGGAGTGCTGATCAACGGCTTTGGTCGTCCGCTCGCATACGGAATCCACAAGCGTGACGGCTACAGCAGCACCGAGTTCGCCAGGCGAGTCAACGCAACGAACCTGATCCACTATGGATTCTTTGACCGTTACGCAGCCGACCAGGTGCGTGGCGTGTCACCGTTGGTATCGGCCCTGAATCCGCTGCGTGATGTCTATGAAAACTTCTCGTTTGCACTAGCGAAAGCAAAAGTCTCGCAACTCTTTGCGATGGCGTTCTACCGTGATTCACCAGACAGCGTGCTTCCGGTTGAAGCAGATCCAGAGCAGGGAACGATCGACGCAGATGGTGATTCGATCGAAGAACCTCGAGGCTTCCAGGCGTTCGTCAAATCGGACACCAGATACATCGACCTGAATCCAGGCGAGAAAGCCGAGATCATCGAGAGTAAGCAACCATCGACGGAGTTTCAGAACTTCACGCAGTTGGTGTTGCAGGTGGCTTTGAAGTCGCTGGACATCCCGTTTTCGTTCTACGACGAATCGCACACGAACTTCTTTGGCTCTCGTGCAGCCTGGCTTCATTACGAGCGGAGCTGCAAGGACAAGCGAGACGACCAGATCGAGATGCGTCGAAATTACACCCAGTGGAAGCTGCAAAGCTGGATCGCTAGTGGCCGTTTAGTGCTACCAACCAACATGCGACAGTCAGACATCGCGTTCGAGTGGGTGCCGCGCGGGATGCCCTGGTGGGATCCATCCAAAGAAATCAACGGCCACATCGCGGCCATCAAAGCAGGACTCGACACGCCGCAGCGGATCTGTCGGGCAACCGGGACTGATTACTTCGACAACGTGGACGCCATCAGTAAGGCGCTCGCTTATGCAGAAGAAAAAGGCGTGCCGGTTGAGTTCGCAATGCAGGAAGTCCAGCAACCCCAACAAGAGGACGCAGGCGAATGACGCACCCAGAACTACCAGTGAAAGAAACACTATTCCGAGGCGCTCGTGCAACCGTGGACGCACCTGTCCAGGTGTCACGAGTGGACGGCGATTACAACGCAGGATTGCTGTCTGGCGTTTCGTTGATCGCTAAAGGCGAAGCACTCGGCCACGATATGTGGATCGACGAAGTGACGCTGATGCAGGTCGCCGAGTTCGCCAACCAGAGCAACAACGGAATTAAATCCCGTTTCACTCATCCGAGCATGTCAGCCGATGGCATGGGCCGGCATCTAGGCAGATTGAAGGACGTGCGAGTGGAAGGTGAAAAGGTCATCGGTGATCTGCATTTCGCTCAATCAGCACACGCAACGCCGGAAGGCGATTTGGCCGAGTACGTCATGAAGCTGGCGGAAGAAGATCCAGCAGCAGCCGGTCTTTCGATCGTGTTTGAGCATGATCAGGAAGCAGAGCAAAAGTTCATGACCAAGTTCAGCGGTGATTCGTTCATGTCGCCTGACGAGGACAACTTGCGGAACTTGCCGCATGTTCGCCTGGCAAAGCTCAGAGCAGCGGACATCGTGGACGAGCCAGCAGCGAATCCAGAGGGATTGTTCGATCGCCAAGGACTCGCTCGCGACGTTGATGACTTGCTGACTTACGCAGCAGGATTCAGCGATACCAAACCAAAGGCTCTGGCGTTCGGCGTTGATGCCGATCGTGCGAGTCAGTTTTTGCGTCGATGGCTCGATCGCCATCAGTTTTCCATCGTTCCCCGTGACCAGGAGTTACCTGAGATGTCGGAGAAACCCGAAGTCGTGGAGGCCGTCGCTTCGGACTCCGCACCCGTCGTCGAGTCATTCACTCGCGAAGATTTCCTGTCTGAGTTGTCGGCTTACGTCGATCGGTTCGGATCGGAGAACGGCCAGAAATGGTTCAGCGAAGGAATCGAACTCGAGGAAGCACTGGGTCGTCAGTGCGAAATGCTTTCTGAGCAAGTTGACCAACTCAAAGGCGAGTTGAGTGCTGTCAGAGAGCAACTCGAAGCAGCCGCAAGTGTTGGCGAAGAACCGATCGAAGTCGGCGAACTACAAGTCAACGACAAAAAGCGTCTGTCTGATTTCTTCAGCAATCAAAGCGAAAACTGATCAACCCAAAACAACATCTGAAAAAGAGGAACTAAACCAATGGCATCTACACCACTACCTATCAGCGAACTTGTAAAGATCAACGATCAGAACGTCGCAGACGTCGAGATCAGCGATTTGCTTCGTGATGCACCCGTACTTGCTGCACTTCCAGCAGTCGGAGCCAGTAACGGCACGCTTCACAAATACAACAAGATGACCACCGAGCCGACCGTTGGCTTCCGTTCACTGAACGACGGTCGCGATCACGATTACACCGCTCGAACCACCATCACCGAGACGTTGCAAATCTTGGATGCTTCATTCGACATGGATGCAGCGATCTACAACTCCGAGCTAGCTTCGATGGAAGCTCGCAGCCATCTGCAAAGTGCTTTCGCAAAAGCTGAGCGTCAGGTGTTCTACGGCACCAGCAGCAACGGTGATTCCTCTGGCTTCAATGGCCTATACAACAGCGGCGACCTGAATGGCTTGTCCGATGACATGGTGATCGACGGTGGCGGATCTTCCGTTGGTGTTCAGTCCAGCGTCTATCTGCTTCGCGCTACGCCAGACGCAACCGGCATCTGCTCGGTGTTCGGCGACAACGGCAACATTGACATCGGATCTGCTTACCAGTCGATGATTGAAGGTGCCAGCGGACGCTATGACGCTTGGGTCGTTCCAATCGTTGCTTACATGGCTCTCCAGCTCGGAAGCAAGTATTCCGCAGCTCGTATTGCCAACGTCGAAACCGCTCTGGACGACGACAAAATCTACCAGGCTTTGTCGCTGTTCCCAGCATCGCTTCAGCCGACGCACATCTGCATGAACCGCACCGCACTGAAGTTGCTCCGCGAAAGCCGCACCGCAACCAACGCGACCGGCGCACCTGCACCTCGACCAACCGAAGTCGAAGGCATCCCGATCATCGTCAGTGATCAGATCGTGCAAACCGAGGCAGTGGTTGCCTAATGTCGCTCCTCGATGATGCTCTCGCCGCGCACGTTACGACGCTGAACGTCGCGGCTGGTGAAACGGTGACCTATAGGCGTGGATCGTCCAATGTGTCGATCACCGCAGTCGTCGGCCAGTCGCAGTTTGACGAAGTAGCGACCACCGGAGAGATCCGGCCACTGTCCAAGACAGTGGACTTCCTGGTCAAGCCATCAGCGCTTGTCCTGGACAGTGCAACGGTTCTGCCGCAGCGAGGGGATCAGATCGAGAAAGCAGACGGAAGCGTTTATGACGTATTGCCAGGCACCGAAGGGACAGCCTGGCAGTATTCGGACGGACGAAAGACTTTCCTGCGAATCCATTGTGTGAAACGTGTCGCGAGCTAGTGACCTGCGTGATGCAGTAATAACGGAACTCGATTCTCGTCTGACGGGCCAAACCGTCGAGGCGTTCATCGTGCCGCATTACACACGCGAAGAACTAACCGCTGGGCCAAAGATCGCAGTGCGAGTTGCAGAGCGAGAGCTGGAAATTGACCAGGGGCCAGACACCAGAAACATCATCATCGAGATCGGTGTGGTCGGTGTCACGCCTGCATTGACCGGATCAGTTTCCAGTGCGCATCGCTCGCAGGAGGTCGCAGCGTGCGACGGTTTTGACGACCTGATGGAGGACATTTTGGAACTGTGGACGCCGAATGGTGCGCTCGCAAAATCCGGTCTTTCAGATCATCGGTTCGTTGGGATCGAGCAGCCAATCATGTTCGATCCACAAAAGCTATACAGCGATGGC